CTTCTATGACCGTTCAGGAGGTCATGGACAAGCAATATGACGATCGAAGTATGAGTCCTGCTCAGTGGAACAAAAGTGGTAAGTTACATGCTGTTGGTCGTTATCAGTTTATTGGATCTACCTTGAAAGGTTTAGTTGACCAAGGTGTTGTTAGTAAAAAAGATCAGTTCTCACCAGCAACTCAAAATAAACTCGGTGTTGCTTTAGTGAAACAGACTGGAGGTAACGTAGCTAGATTGAAGAGTACCTGGATTGGATTGCAACATGAAAGTGATGCTGCTGTTTCTCAAGCAATGTCAGCAGGTGGTGCTACTACCAGTGGAGGATATGGTGCTGGTTCTGGTACTATGAGTGCTAGTAATGGCAGCAGTAGCAGTGCTTCTTCTGGAAGTCTTGGGAATATGATTCTCGGTGGTCCAACGACAAGTGTTAGAGGTGGAAGAACTGCTACTGCAGCACCACAACGCGAAGCAGAGATTAAAGCACGAGGCAGACGAGGTAGTCTTTCAAAATCAACTCAAGAACGTAATGAAGCAAGGGAGAGAATAAACGAAAGAACACGCGAGATGGTTGGTGCTGTCATAGAACAAGTTGGGCAATCAAATGGTATGAACTCTCAGATGGTTGCACAGGCACAGCAAGCGGTCCAGATGGCAATACAAGCAGGACAAAGTAAAGGACCTCCTGTAGTGGTCGGTAGTCGCGGTGGAGGCGGAGGAGGAGGTGCTGGTGGCGGTGGCATTGGTGGTGCTCTTGTCGGAACTGCTGCTGCTCTTCTTGGTTCTACCAATAATCCTCTCAGAGGTATTTTCAAATGACAATTTTTAGAGAAAATCCTGGTGATGTAGAAATCTCCGTATCCATCTATCGCGATGGTAAAAAATTAAAGACTCCTACTGGTCAATATGATATCAAAGATTTTGTTAGGGGATTTCAGATATACGAATCTATTACTTCTTCTACAATGGAAGCAAAGATTGTTATTGAAGATTCTGCTGGTTTGGTTAATACCTTCACAGGGTCTGAACTTTTTAAGGTGCAGATTATAGGAAGTATCATTGATCGAACATTTTTTATGCGTTCATATACTATCCTATCTCGTTCTAGAACAAATCAAGATACTGACGTATATGTTATTAACTTAGCATCAGATGAGTTTATTAAGAATGAAGCAGTAAACATATTTGGTATGACTGATGTTATCTTTAAGAATAAAACTGAAACTTCTCAGATCGTTGAAACTATATTAAAGAGCACCAAATATATTGGAACTAGAAAAAGACTGTATCTTGAAGAAACATTAAATGACCATAAATTTATCATTCCTAACTGGAGACCATTTGATGCAATCTACTGGATGACTGAGAGATCTATTCGTAAAACATCAGGTACTTCATTACAGAATGGATTTGCATTTTTTGAGAATGCATTGGGATATCATTATAAGTCTATCGATAAGATGATTGATGATGTAAATGCTATGGAGGATAATAAAGATACTAATATCAATACTGGACAACCAAGATTGTATAGGTATACTCAAGCACCAAAGAATTTAGAGGGTGATGGTGCTGCAGACCAGTATAGAATTAATGCTGTAGTTTTTCCTGAAGAAAAGAACTTTTTGATGGGATTACGTCATGGTGCATGGTCTGGTTATAGTATTGGATTTGACCCAACTACCATTACACAATCTAAAATGGGTATTAGTACAGACATCTCTGTAGATGCTCATTATTATAATATCAACACATACTGGAATAGTATGTCTCACTTGAAAGACGGTGGCAATAAGAATATTATTAATTCTATGGATGAGGGAATTCAGCAATTAATTGAGTATCCAAAGAGAGTTAGATACACAATTCTTCCGAATCAAATTTTTGATCCAAAATTTCAAGATAATCCTCAAAAAAATTATGAGTCACTCGTAGAACTCCAGGCATACCAATGGATGAGGATTGAAAGTCTAAAGACTATCAAACTGCAAATAACTATTCCAGGAAATATGGATTTGTATGTTGGTTCGGGAATTGATATTGTTATTCCTACCTCAGCAAAATCTGGAAAGGCACCTAAAGTAGACCGTAGATATAGTGGTAGATATCTAATTGCTAGCTTGACTCATGATACAAATGGTACTAGTATGACTACGGAATTGCTTTTAATGAAGGATTCTACCATTTAATCAAATAAATATTATTATAACAGGAGGATACATGGACAGTATCGAGAAGCACATTGCTATTGACAAAGAGATCTTAGACAATTCGTCTATATCTCCACAACAACGCCGTCATATTGAAGGTGAGTTGCATGAATTAGAAGAATACGCAGAGCATCACAAAGAAGAGATTGAGGCAGGAGATCATCATGATCCTACTTACTTAGAATTGTTTTGTGACGCAAACCCTTCAGAACCAGAATGCTTGGTTTACGAAGATTGACTTGACAAAAGAGAACATTTCTTTTAGAATAACCATGTAAGGGTTCAGAGATAGTTATGGCTAAATTTGAAGACTATATCTTAGGCCATTGGGAGAATCGTCACCAGGCACAATCTGATCCATGCAATTGGGTTTCTGTAGAAATTATTTGGAAACGTCATGATGATGGATTCCAATCTATAAATTTTAAGAGACGAGAAGGACCAAATTCTCCTTATCGTCAGAAGAATCACAAGATAGTTGTATTGTCCGAAACGGAAGTGTTAGTAGAGAACTATCATTTGGACTGGACAAGACACGAAGATTGTGATATGATATTTAAGTTCGATGGCAATGCTTGGCACGGTCAACTTGCTGGAGATAAATGTAGAGGTTATAGGGGAGACCGTGTAATCTCTGAAATACATGTCTATAAAGACAAACTGCATACTTGTGACCAAGGAAGAAACTTGGAAACAGGTGAACTTATGTGGGGTAGTACAGAATTGTATCGCTTCACTAGGAAGCCCGAATAGCTCAGCGGTAGAGCAGCACCTTTACACGGTGAATGTCGGGGGTTCGATCCCCTCTTCGGGCATGTTCAACTTATTATTATGAACAACAAACTTATTAATGCTTTTTTGACACTCGGACTCTTAGGATCCGTAGTTCCTGCCATGGCAGAACCTATTACTGAGAGTGAATACAGAACTAATCATTCTATGGGGTGTATGCTCCTTGGTGAGTGTACTGATGGTGTTAAGAAAGTATACTCGATGCTTGATATCTCATCTGAGTATCTTAACCCTGAAGAATTCACTGGTGTGACTGGTGAGTTTCATAATATGTTACACTCACTCAATCAAGTTGGAGTCAATGTATTCCTTGCTGATGAGAAGTATTTCCCTCATGGTCATCGTGGTGTCTATCACACAGTCAGCAACAACTTCTTCCTGAATAAGGACTACATGGGTAAACCTGGTACTCTGATGATGGTTATGCGTCATGAAGGATGGCACGCTGCACAGGATTGTATGGCAGGTACGATTGATAACTCACTCATTGCTATCATCAAACCAGAGGATGAAGTTCCTATGATTTGGCGTGTGTTAGCAGAACGTACATACCCTAAGTCTGCTGTGCCATGGGAAGCAGAAGCAGGTTGGGCAGGTCGTACTGAAAACATGACTATGAATGCCCTTGCTGCCTGTGCTGGTGGTAAGATGTGGGAAGTTTATGAACCTACTGCTCTTACTAGAAAGTATCTTGTAGACTTCGGATACATTGACGAATAAATAATTGACGTAAGGATAAAGTATAACCATGCCAATTGACGGTATTATTAATGAACCTACTATCAATTTTGTTGGTAAGGATGGATTCTACTGGTGGGTTGGTGAAGTAGAAGATAATGAAGATCCTATGGAACTCGGACGAGTAAAAGTTCGAGTTCTTGGATACTATACTAATGTAAGAGGTGGAACAACTGCCGATCTTCCTACGGAATCACTACCATGGGCAACTGTACTACAACATACCTCTCAACCAGGTAATGATGGACAGGGAGAAAGTTCTGGACAGTTGCAACCAGGTGCAATTGTTATGGGATTCTTCATGGATGGAGAAAATGCTCAAATGCCCGTTGTTATGGGTGTTATGCGAGTCGATAAATCTGCTGAAACTAATGATAAGAATGTTTTTGCTTTTACAGGCGAAACTATGGAACCAGGTAGCACTGGTCATGTAAATCCAGTCTTATATAATCCTGCAGATCCAACTTATAGTGTAGTTAACGAGAGGGGTAATCAAGGTAATAAGTCAAGAGGATCTACTAATAATAGTGTTCCTATTCCTGGTGCCAAGAAAACAGCACTTGTTGCTGGTCCAGGAGCTCCTGGTACAGGTGTTGGTAATCGCGTTTCGGGAAGTTCTGGCAATCCCTCAAAACCAAAGACTGTAACGAAGCCTATTCCTGCTGCGAATGGTGTTGGCGGACCTTGGAAAACGTTGGAGTATCAACTATCTTATCTTGTAGAAGACCTTGCATCTCATGCAGGTAACTTAGTTAAAGCAGAAGATGGTGATTTTTTAAATATTGTTACAGGTAAACTTGTTAGTGCAAAAGCACTAATGGCTAAGATTCAAAACTTTTTAGGCGCGGTATTTTCTCAAATTGTTGCTGCAATCAGACAACAGATTAGTGCTCTTGCTGAAAAACTAGAGTTAGTGAATCTTTTGGGTAAGATTGGTGCAGGTATTCCCCTCGCTCTTACAACAGCAATTCAGACAGCAGTTGTTACTATCTTGAAATCATTGTGTGTGATCGATAGTGAATTGATCGGCATGATTCAAGAACCTATTGGAGCAATAACTTCACAGTTAAATTCATTTTTGGATGGTTTGATTGATAAGGCAGCAATGGTTGTTCAGGGTGTTCAGGAAATTATTGATAGCGTTGTCTGTAGTGTACAGTCAGTGCTTTCTACTATGCTGTCTGTAGTTGATACTGTAAAGGGTATTGTTGCACAATACAAACAAGCAACTGAAATTATAGATGCATGGCAAAAAGGTTCTGAAATCTTTGCTGCAGGATTTGATGGTCTTGTAAATGGTATTACAAGTCTTACAGGTCTTATTCAGTTATTCATTAAGTTTATCCCTACTGGTTGTGATAGAACTGCTGATGGTGGTAAAGATACAGTTGGTTGGTATCCTTTATATGGTGTAACTCATTGTACAGATGAAGAACTTGCTAGCATTCAAAAGATTTTAGGTACTGATAGGGGAAGAAAATCTTGTGGAGATGCTTTTGGTGCTGGTACTCTCGTAGATTCTATCTTAGAAAAAGCAGATCCTTATCTAGTTTCCGCAAAAACATTTTTAGATGGTGCCTATGAATTGCATGTTGGTACTCCTGGTCGTCAAGCAAGTGTTGTAAAAAGTGCTAGCGGCACTACACATACCTCTACAAATATTAATCAGAAGGCCGCTGGTGAATATGAGGCAAGGAAACAAGCAAAAGAAAAAAATCCTAATATTTCTACTGAAGAACTTGAGAAAGTTGTATCTCAGTATACAAAAGATTCAAACTCTGGTAAAGGGAATACTGGTTCGTTAGTTGCCGATGATATCAGTTACGCAGGAAACCTAACCGCAGCAGTTGCTGGTGATGACTGTAAAGTTGTCGATAATGATTACGTTAGAACTATTAATGGAGATTATTTCTTAAAAGTTACTGGTAACTGTCATCTTGAAGTTGGTGGTGGATTCTTTATGTCTGCTGAGGGTGCTCCTCGAATGGTAGATAAGAATGGGGAAGCAAATAAATCAGGACAAAAGATTCAGAAGCATACTGTGCGATTTGGTTCTGACCTTGATTTGAATGTTTCTGGTGCTAGATTGAACATGCAGTCAGCAGAAATGGATCTTCATGCAAATAAGCATCAAATTTCTGGTGCGGTTCTAGATAATAGTTGTTCTAAACAAACATATGCTGCTGGTGAACTTACGCTAGCAGGGGACAGTACAATCAATATGTCCACAACACATTTATCACAGTTGATTAATACTCCACCCAATCCATTGGCAGTAAAGGCTGGTATTACTACAGTCTGTGCAGGATCTATTATTACAACACAGATTCCTGGAGCATTGAATGGTGTTGATACTGTTCCTACCAACTCGATTATCATCGCAGCAGGAACGATTAATAGAAAGTGTGGAGCAGGGGGATATAACTTAAACGTTGTTGCTGGTGCATACAATTGTACTGTGGCCACAGGTCCATGGGCAACAACTGTTGTTGCTGGTGCTGCAACCCTCACTGTTACTGCAGGTGCCATGGCATTATCTGCTGCTGCTGGTATTATGCAACTGACTGCTCTGACAATCAAACTGAACTAACCCTTGACACCTTGCCTCAGACCTGCTATACTACATAAGTAGTCAGGAGTTCGCATGAGCACTAATCTCGCACATGTCTTTGTCAACTTTTCAAAACGGTCTATCAACATCGTAGACGATGAAGGATATGATAAAACTGTAAACTGGAAATGGGATGAAGAAGGTTCTGAAGGTTTCTCTGAAACAGTCAGTGAGATTGAAGATATTCTTGATGCTGATATGATCACTTATTGCTTTGCTGTAAAATGATTGGACCTATTGGAGTCACACTTCAACAGGCAGAAGATAATTTTGAGTTTCTTTTAGATCTCACAGATAATCAACATGTTTGTTGGAAAATTACTCGTCCTGATGGAAAGTCTGTAATGATGGTTCCTGTAAATGAAGTCTCTCCTATTCCCGATGAGATTCAAACTCAGGTAGATGAATTTCAAAA